ACGCTTACTCGAAAATCAAAAAGTCGTCATGTAAATACTCAGGGCAAGTCTAAGCCTAAGAAAGAACGTTCTTTGGATATGCACGAGAAGAAGTTGCTTGAGCTGAAAGAAAAGGGCGTCCCCGTCAGATTCGAGAAAAACGGAAGACTGGTCTCAGGAGTAATCCTTGATATTGATCGCTATGCCGTTTGCATTATGGATTCCTCCGTAAATCAAGAATTGGTCATTATGAAGTCAGCAATTTCGAGCTTTTGTCAGGACGCAAGAGGTAAGTAATTGTGACTGCTGTAGCGAAATTTGATTTTGACATTGCCTTCCAAGAGAAAATTGCGGCAATGACAATTCGTGACTTGGAGTTCAACAATAGAACAGACGGCCTTGTTAAACCTGATTACTTTGAGAATCAGGCTGATGCAGCCTTAGTTAATATTGTTCTGAATCACTACAAAACATATCGGACGATTCCAGATTCCAAGATTTTAATTGCCAAAGTAAAAGGTGAGGTTGGCAAGACAATTCGAGAAGACATGATGGACGAGGTGAAAGAGTCTATCGGTCGAATCTTCAAGGAAGATATTTCTGATGTTGATTTCATGGCAGAGCAAGTATCCACATTTGCTCGTAACCAGGAAATGACTCAGGCAATCACCAAATCCATCGATTACCTGGAAAAGGGCGACATGGATAAGATCTTCGAAGCTGTTCAGAAAGCAATGGAAGTTGGCCTGTCTGATATGGAACGGGAATACGACTTCTGGGATAAGGCTGATCAGCGTAAGGATCGAAGACTTGCTCTTGAGAGTGGCGAGATCGAACCGGATTCAATACCAACAGGAATCAGAGCTTTAGATGCCGTTCTTAAGCACAAAGGCTGGGGAAGACGAGAGCTAGTTTCCTTTATGGGGCCACCAAAGTCAGGAAAGTCGATGTCACTTGGTGATTTTGGTATCCGAGCTTCTATTCAGGGTTACAACGTCATTTATTTCTCGTGTGAAGTAAGTGACGAGATCATTGGTGAACGTGCTGAAGCCCATGTCTCTAGAACTTCCATGTCTGATCTAGCTGAAAAGGCAGAAGAGGCGTGTGAGCGAGTAAAAGATGTAGGTAAGAAAGCTGGGAAATTCATCATTATGGAATTCCCAACTGGAACATTGTCTCCTGCCGATGTAACTCGAATCTTGAATAACTACAAGGCTAAGGGTGTTTTGTTCGATATGGTCATCACCGACTATGCCGACATTATGCGTCCCAGCGTGAACTACGGCGATCCAATTCAAAACTCCAAATCCATTTATGTAGATCTTCGAGCAATTGCAGGTGTGTTCAATTGTGCTGTGTTAACAGCAACACAAACCAATCGTGATGGCGCGAAAGAGAAGACCGCGAAGATGGAACACGTTGCGGAAGATTTCAACCGGGTTCGCATTGTGGACTTACTTATCACTATCAACAAAACAGACGAAGAGCGGGCTGCGAATGAGGCTCGACTTTATTTCGCTGCCTCTCGAAACCAGGAAGGCGATTTCTCGCTTCGAGTTAAGCAAGACTTGTCGAAGATGATGGTGATCACAAAAGTCTTAGGAGTTGAAAGCTAATGAGTTTCAAGGGCGTTCATACAAGCAAAAGAGGCAGTAGCGAACTGAGAGACCTTTTGGATGAGGTGGATATGGAAGACTATCTATCCACTCAGGGCGTCCACTACAAGTTGACTCGTGGATCTTCCGGTGAACAGATCAATATCAGGGAATGCCCGGCTTGCGGCAAGAAGAAGTGGAAGGTCTACATGAACAGAGATACAGGGCTAGGCAACTGCTTTTCTGGCTCATGTTCGATGTCTACCTTCAATAAATTCAAGTTTATCAAAGCGCTGATGGGATTCGAGAAAGACTATGAAACTGTCGAACACATCAAAGCGTATTTGAGAGATCTTGGATGGCGGCCTAAGAAATTGGAGTCTGAAAAGGTCGATTTCTCTGTTGATCTTGAGTTGCCCAAGTGTGTCGATCTGCCCGATGACGGTGAGAACCTTGAATATCTTGAGGATCGAGGTGTGACCGGTGATCTGGCTAATTACTTTCACCTGAAGTTCTGTGAAGACGGAGTGTTTTATTACTACGACATCGAAGGTGAAATGAAATACCAGGATTACTCTCAGAGAGTGATTATTCCGATCTTCGATGAAGAAGGAAAGCTGGTTAGTTATCAGGGGCGGGATGTCACGGGAACGTCAGATCGAAAGTATCTGTTTCCACCTGGATTCGCGTCAACCGGGCAATACCTCTACAACGCTCACAATTTCGTTGATCAAACTCGGGCGATTATCAATGAAGGGGTCTTCGATGTGATCTCAGTTAAAGCGGCTTTAGACGATCATTCGGAATTGAGAGACATCATTCCTTTGGGATCATTTGGTAAGAACCTAAGTCAGTTGTCAGATGGAGATGACCAGTTAAGCGTGTTACTGCGGCTCAAGAAGCGAGGTCTCAAAGAAGTGACCTTAATGTGGGACGCAGAGAAAAAAGCACTGAGAGACGCTTTGGATACCTGCAAATTGTTGGCAAGCATTGGCCTTAAAGCGCGTCTTGCGTTCCTTCCCAAAGGCTGCGATCCCAATGAAGTAACTCACGATGAAATTGCAGAGGCATATTACACCGCTGTCCTTTATACCCCTGCAAACGCCTTGAGAATTCAAAAGAGAATTCTTACTGAGTTTTAGTTGCCGAACATCGAGTCCCCAGTGTCAGGAAGTTAGTATTTAGAATTATTGTTATAGGAGATTAGTTTAATGTCACTTCAAAATATGATGGATTTAAGAGCATTTTCGCCGGATTTGTCCGTCAATAAAATCAAACATGAAAGTAGATCAAGATTGTGGAAGTTTCATGAGTCGCTAGGTGTAGCTCTTTATAAAGGTGAAGACCCACTCACGCAGGTGTGGATGACTATTTATCCAAGCAGTGGAAGGCATTTAACAATCAATGTTGTCAGACACAAAATTAATAAATCCCGCAAGGGACTTGGTAGCCTTCACTGCATCAACACCTATGAAATCAATCTCTCTCATGGCGAAGAGTCAGTTGCTCTGCAAATTGAGAAATTTATTACTCAAAATTTTGATTTATTGAGAAAAGTGTTAGGTAGTGACCCGAAGAGAGTCATGACAAATGGCGATTTTAATAGTTCACATTATCTTCCTACAAGTTGGGCATCAAAGCTAAGTGGAGACGAGATCAATATCGCAGGCAAATCAGGGATTACTGCGATATTTGATCAATTACCAATGATCAATTTTGCTGGATTGACTTATTTTAGAAAGAATCATCTCTACAAAGGCATGGGCAAAGACACCATCCAACGTGTCTGGGGTAAGCTGTTTGACACCCCCTTGCTTGAGCATGACTTCTCCAATGAAATCAACCCAATACAGCTTGCCGGAGAAGCACTGCCAAAGCCAATCTCTGGTGTCAACTCTGAGATCGCTTCAGTGTTCTCAGAGAAGGTATCGATAGGCGGATTAGAAGGTTTGACTGAAGAGAATAAAGCGCCCAAAAAAGCAGTCAGAATGATTAACTCAATCAAGTGGGGGATGTTCGCATGAGCACCGAAGAAAGCGGTATTTCGTTTGAAACGGCAAGATCGTGGAAGAATGGCTATCAGTTTGAATGCAAGAAGACCAAGCGAAACTGCAAACTGTTCATTTGTAGTCATATCATCAAGGCAAAAGAAGAAGGCCGCCTGGACAGCTTTGAAGACTGCTCTAAAGCGATTGATGGTAATGCCTGTCTTGCAGTGAAGATGATGGCTAAAGAAGAGGAGGAGGGTAAGCCTCTTTTCTTCAAAAAAGCGATGAACCCCTTTGAAGCGACAGCGGCCAAGTCATCAAGCAAAACAGAGAGTGGCAAAGTAGATAAGAAGTCTGACTCTTATAAGCGAGGCCGTCTGGGCAGTAAATCTTTGGCTTCTAGTAATAAGTCAAAAGTTACTTACAAAACAACTAAGAAGAAGCCTGAAGATACCTCACTGGATGTTAAAACCTTCGAAGATGCCCTTAACACGGAAGCCGAAAAACATGCCATTGGATAAGACAAAACAATACATCAGTAAAACATTAGAGCAGCACCAAGAGACGCTAATCAGAAATGATGGTTGGGCGAACCTGCTGGTCTCCTGTGATGCAAATACAGACAAGATGTTTGAAGAGGCTGGATACAAGTTTTTAGGTGCAGCAGATTCCCCAAATGGGGAGGTTCACATCTTCATGGATCAATCAATTGAAGAGATACAAGAGGGGTAATATGTCTTTTCCAGAATACGACTTAATTCAAGAACTCAAGAAAGCTTCAGGCAAAAAGCGTGAAGAGGTGCTTCACAAATACATGAAGGAACACCGCATAGAAACTGAGATGCTACTGAAGGCGGCGCTCAATCCATTTGTCACCTATGGAATTAAGAAGATCCCTGAGTTTGACTGTGTTGACTCCGATGTCGCACCTATGAATAGTTCAGCTTGGGGCAGCAGTATTTACGATTTAGCGCAAAAATTGGCTGATAGAAGCCTTACGGGTAGAGCCGCTATTGAAGCGATACAAGAGCATCTGTCTTTCTGTAGTCAGGAGCAAGCCGAAGTCTCTGTTGCCATCATCAAAAAGGATCTGCCCGGCATCAGCGCCAAGACTGTTAACAAAGTTGCGCCAAATATGATTCCTTATTTTGATGTAATGCTCTCCCACAAATATGAAGAGAAGCGAATCAAAGAGTGGCCAGCCTCCGTAGAGATTAAATTGGATGGCGTTCGGTGCCTTGCGATGGTTCAGTTCACCGTTTCGGGGGCAACCGTCAAATTCCTTTCCAGAACAGGGAAGCCTATTAATGACTTCCCTGCAATCAGGACATCACTTTATAAGTGGTGCAAGAAACTAAAAGATAGAGCCGCCTTCTTTTCTACTTTAGCCAGTTCGGGCTTTGTAATAGATGGTGAAATCATCTCCAAAGACAATCAATTCAATACGATTGTTGGTGAAACCCACAAAAAAGAAAATTCAGAAATTGCCGCTGAGTTACACGCCTTTGAGATGTTCACTCTGGACGAGTTTCTTAATGGGTCAGGCTACATGAAGAATCTTTACCCTCAAAGAAGACATCGACTTGAAATGGCTTTTAAGTTTTACGATGCGCGAGTGGATACGCTTGGTAATATTGAGGAGTTCAAAGAGGTTGTAAAGCTATCCCGCCGTTACATTGTGAACTCTCATGATGAGATTGAACACTACTACCAGACATTCCGAAACAAAGGTTTTGAAGGTGCAATCGTCAAGCCTAATAACTTTCCATACGAGAAGAAGCGCTCTTTTGGGTGGCTAAAAATCAAAGATCGAAACACAGTCGATGTGGAGATCACCGGATTACAAGAGGGCACTGGTAAGTTTGAAGGACAGCTTGGTGCTCTGGTTGTTAACTTCGAAGGTGTGACTGTAAATGTCGGATCAGGATTAACGGACGAGTTACGCGAATCCATCTGGTTAGATAAAGACTCTCATATTGGTCGCTTAGTCGAGGTCGAGTATCACGAAGTTACCCCTGATAAGTCCCTTCGACATCCCCGCTTTATTCGTTTCCGCGATGATAAGCCCGTAGAAGACGGTGTGGGAGTTTAGTGATGTATTGGGTAACAGTAATTCTCGCAATATTGATGGATGTGCTGATTAACAGTGAATCACCGATGATGATCTTTGGTGTATTGATCAACACATTCATCTTCTCTTTTGGCCTAGCGGTATTTATCGATAACGACCAAAGCGAGTTTTTCAAGCAAGTGAAAGAGTGGCTCTTTGTTTACTGCTTTTTCAGTGGATTGATCAAAGTAACCTCAATTGCAGGGTTTTCATACATGGCTGTATTGGGAGGGTAGAAATGTTGTTAGAACGAAACCAGGTATTTTCTGTTGTCAGTCTTGACCCTTATGAGGCTCAAATAGTTGTCTTCAGCGATTACGAAGATATGCACACCACTATGAAAGGGTTATTTGGGGAAGAAACCGCACAATGGTTTGAGGCTGAGTATCACGAGGGCAGTAATGGCCAGATTTTCCAATTCAATGTTGAGGGGCGCCCTTATTATGCGGCTCTGATAGAGAATGACTCTATCAATACCATTGCGCATGAGGCGAGTCATTTTGCAGACATGGTTTTGGACGAGAAGGGCGTTCCTTTAACTATCGAGAACACAGAGGCCAAAGCGTATTTGGTTGGGCGTTGTGCCGAGCTTATGGCTGAAGCACTTTGGCCAGATCCAGAAGAAAAACCTGAAATACAGCTTGAAATGGATCTAAATTTTCATTAATTTAATAAGTCAGTCCTGACTTACTTTGATGGAGGGTTTTATGGCCTACATAATCACAAATCGAAAAACTAGCGAAGCTAAAGCCGATGAATTAGAGGACGTAAAGACGTTCAATCCAGAAGCAAACATGCCTGACGGTGAAGTTTACTTCTGTGAGACTGTCGATGCGACATCAGTAGATCTGGGTAAGTTGAACTCAAAAAGCGTGGCTTACGGAGGAATTATTCGTGAGTGTGGATCGGAGAAGTTCTTTGCTTCTATGAGAGCGGCAGACGTTCAGAACGTGCTGTTTTACATTCATGGATACAGCAACACTCCAATTGACGTGATCATCCGTAGCCAGAAGCTACAGAAAAAAATTGATACTGAATCCACAAAGCAAGGACACGGTAAAACACTTGTAGTCCCGGTCATCTGGCCAACGGACAATGACTTTGGCGCAGTTAAAGATTACTGGGACGATCAGAAGTCAGCAGATGCTTCCGGCGCTTCGTTTGGTCGCGCAATTCTGAAAATGTTTCAGTGGCAACAGAAGCAGGACGACCTGTGTGACATTCGAATGTCAGTGATCGCTCACTCAATGGGTAATCGCGTTCTGCGTGAGTCTCTTTGTTATGTTGAGAAGGAGCTTGGTGATATGCCATTGATGTTCCGCTCGATCACAATGGCTGCTGCTGATGTGGTTAACGAAACATTGCATCGTGGAAATCGTGGCTCAGTAATCTCTCGTGCGGCAAAGAAGGTTTTAGTTTTGTTCGCTAGTGATGATCTGGCTTTGCGTGGCTCAAAAGTCGTAAACCTTAAAAATCGCATCGCATCTCGTCGCCTTGGACATACAGGGGTAGAGAATCTGTCGAAAGCACCCGACAACATTCAGCAGATGGATTGCGACTCTTTCAATACCGCAGCGGACAAGCCGACGGGCCATACTTACTTCCTGAGTGGTCTTGTTATTGATCGCCTGGTGGGGCTAATTAATAAAAAATCTATTGTTTGACCTTCACAGCAAGCCCCGCTACGCGGGGCTTACAGATAGTGACTAATGATAAAGTATTGGTTTTGGCCGATGCTTCACGATCTGAACGCTTTCAGCGCCCAAAATTTGTTTTTGTGATCTAGCTCTCAAATTCAATCAAACGTCAAGAAAGTTACCTGACAGATTCCATTTTACCGTTGAGGATTTAAATAGAGATGCGCCTAAAATTTGTGACCACTTATTTTCACTAAAAACTCCCTGTTTAGATCAAAAATTAATCTATTTATTGTTAAGCGTGATCGATTTTTACCTAGTGTCGACTGCCTTGATGCCACTCTTTCTTTTGAAATCTTTCCTGAAAACTGTGTAATCTTCGAATTGTTAGCGACGACAATGTGACGAGATTAAGAGGATTTCGGTTATTTTCGGACATAAATTCGATGTAACAGAATGTAACTGCGATTTACTTACAAAACTTTACAAAAAAGATATGTGTGACTTATAAGTCACTTTTTTTGCCTATATAGACAATTAATTTTTGATACGGTTTGGATTTGAAAATAATTCTAATAAAAACAATATGTTGCGTGCTTTGTTGTAGTGTAACAAAGTGTATATTTTGTCTCGGTAGAACAAAGAAAATCTGAGACTAATGGGATTTGAATTTTTCGATGTTGCATAAATTTTTTAAAAAATATTAACTGTTTTCAGCTCGAAAATGAGCAGATGGTCATTTTTATGACGCTTATAGTTCTTGTCTTGGTAAAAACTGACCTTACAAGAAGATTAATAATAGCTATAACAACACAGGAGAGATTATGGCGAAAATTTCACTAAAAAAACCTCTTATGCTGAGTGTCGATGTTGGCTGGCCAGTAGAGAAGATTGATCAACTAAACAACGGTGTGAATGTCACGGAAGTCATTGCGGAAATTGTTTCGCGGATTGACGGTTCTGCATCGAAAGAGGTGGTCAACATTCTTTATGGGGCGATACATACATGCAGTCTAATAAAAGGACTCCCGCAAGGGACGTTCGTTATTAATAACTTCGAAGGCTCGAATATCAGTCTCGAAATTCCTAGTTCAGATCAATGTGGGTTTCTGGGGGACGTCGAAAAGACAATTCTCAGTAATGTTGAATTCCATAGTCAGGTGATCAATGAAATGAACCTATTTGGGTTTCTGGATATTCTGCAAGACATTAGTGAAGCAGGTTTTTCTGGTCAGCAGATAACGGATGGACTTAGAGGGCACGATTTTATTGAGTGCTTCATTAAACTAATGAATTCAAACGGAAGGGAGGTTGAAAAGTTCTTAGCATTAAGTGACAGCGAGTTTGCGCCACATGTTTATTCGATTCTAGAAAATCAGTTGGTAGCTGATCTACAGAAAGAATTTATCAAAGACAACAAACTCGCCGCAGCTTAGTTTTAAATCTTAGCCCTTCTAGCAAATTCCCCAATCTGTGTGGAAGGGCTATTTCAGATAATACTTGTTATCTGAAATAGCTTTCAACTGGTTTAATATCCAGTTTTATACTTTTCCAAATTTTCCACTTTTTTTAGATCCCAATTCTTTGACAATTTCGCTTTCATATATAAGTATGTAATGACTTACTATATTGATAGAGGATACAGCATGAAATTTTTAGCTCTAATGATCGCGCTGACTGCGGCGCAAGGTTCAATTGCAAATCAGGAATTCTACGATGAACACAATCGCTACCAGGGATACATGGACAAAAAAGGTTACGTCTATGACTCGAACAACCGCTATACCGGGCGCATCGTAACAAAAAGAGATGGCAGTCAGGAGTTCATTGATGCAGACAATCGAGTAAAAGGCAGAGACTCATGCCGTAACTGCGAGAAGGGAATGAACCCAATCAACGTTGAAAAAAGTTTCAAATAAAAGCAGGCGTTTTTAACAATAAGCCAACGTCTCGTTCTACGTTTGTAAAACAAATGAATAACACCTGTTTTACAAACGTGAGACGTATCATGACTAAGATCATATCTGTAGCCAATCAGAAAGGCGGGGTGGGGAAAACCACAACAGCCGTTAACTTATCAGTAGCTCTGACAAACAATGCTAGGCGAGTGCTTCTGCTTGATTTAGACCCACAAGCAAACGCAACGTCACTATTAATTAAAGATTGTGAATTAGCCGTAGAACAAACGATCGCCAGTCTGTTTATTAATAATAAGTTCTCATATAAGTTGATGACAGACATTATAAGATCGGCAGACGCTTGTGACGTAGATTTGATCCCATCAAGTATCCATCTGAGCAGAGTAATAGAACAATGCGTCACCCGAACTCACAGAGAGCGACTGTTATCACGCCACATAGAAAAAATAGCCATAGATTACGATTACGTGATTATCGATTGCCCGCCATCACTGAATCTGGCGGTGGTGAATGCAATACAAATGTCAGACACATTCCTAATACCAGTTGACGGCAAATTCTCGCTGGATGGCGTGGCAGATTTATTCGATGTCATTGAGGAGGTCAAAGAAACTCATGATTTCAAATACAACATTTTGAAGGTGATGATCGATCAAAGAACGAAAACGATCAATGAATTCATGAATGAGAAGTTGGAAGTTATAGAAGATCGGGTCTTGAAGACAGTTATTAGAAAGAGAGAAACGGTTAACCAGGCTAACGCAGTGGGTTCACCTGTCTACCTCTATAACCCGGCATCAGAGAGTTCAGAAGATTTTAATTCATTGGCTGTGGAGTTGATCGAAAAATGGGAAAACTAGAATCAGCAAGCACAAGATTAGATAAAGCGAGAAGGGATGGCGGCATTGTTAATAAAGCGCCTAAAAGAAGAAATAAGCAGGAGATGATCTGCGTTCGTGTGTCATCAAAAACAAAGGTCGAGTTCACAGACAAGGTGGCAGAATTTCAGAACATTGCCGAGGAAGATATTGATAGCTCTGGCATCCTAAGAGTTTTGATTCGCCTGTTTCTGAGTGATCCAATGACTCAAAAGAAAGTGAGGAAAGTATTGTCATGATTGAGTTGCTATAAAGCACCTTGAAGATAACCCTTCAATGTTGCACAAAAGAGATGTCTTAATGGTCATTGTCGCTTTTAAGAACGCCTTTCCTTGCGAACAATCTAGTTAACTTCTCTTAAGCGATAGCCCGTTTCGTCTTCAATAAGATCAGCGAATTCTTTGGCGTTCTCAGAGTTGTTAACTGAAGCCAGGGAATTCCAATCTTTAACAACTTCCGGCCAAGGACAGCCAAAAGCTTCATAGAATACTTCCTCAATATCAATCAAAGGCTCTGGTCTACCGTCTGCATTGGACTTCCAGAACATTAAGTTTGAAGTAAGCAGTCTGACCTTGTTTCTTCCTCTAATCACTATACGAATGCCTTCCGATTGATCCATAAGGTGATTAATCACTTTCTTGTCCGACCAACGGAGGGTGCTTAAGCGTTTAGGCGTGATACCACCCTCAAGACACACGATAGCGGCGTCCATGTAATCAGAAGGTAGAGACTCAATGATTTCAACAAAGTCGTCTAACGTTTCCATAAGGGGCAGAAACGGAAATAGAAGATGCTTAGAAGGTTGGACGTTGCTTTCGCCATTAGCAATAACAGCTCTTGCAGCCCGTTGAATAGCTTCCATGAATTTGAAACTTACTTCTCGACCAAGTTCTTTTTTAAGTGCATACCTAAAAATATGAACGTCAGAAGAGGAAACCTTATTTATCTGTTTAGACATGAATCTAGACATGAAAGGTGTATTTGATAATGCCTTATATATCTTGGTGCTATTTATGCTACCAAGATCCGCTACTGTGTAAGCCATCACTCAAGTTCCAAAAAAAGTTTGGGCGACTATACGCGAAAATTTTTTACATATCTAATGTGATATGCAATTAGATATTACTCTACCTTTTTTTAAGTGCAGAGTTAAAGGGTATAATTGTTACTGAGGATCGCAAATCTGATTTTAGGCGTTTTTTGTTAGTCGATTGCTAACGACACTAATTACGACACTAAAAATGGGCGTAAGGGAAGGGGTGAAGACAAGGAATGGTCTGCAACCCGCATGTTAGCTGGCCTCCCCACGAGGACTCGAACCCCGATCACTCGCTTAGGAGGCGAACGCTCATTTCTAAAGTCCGCATATTAACTGGGCTTGATGAAATGTCAAAATTATAAATGAGCCGCTAACGACACTAACGACACTAACAACGACACTAACTTTTTTGCGACCTATTAGGAGAATCTTAAAGAGGTCGTGTCATGCTTACTTTCAAAGAAATATCGGTTTTACCATCTAAGCCTAAAAGCTATTACAAGATGGACTCCGACAAAACCAGAGGACTAGGAAGCTTAGGGGTCAGAGTCCTATCGTCCGGTCGAAAACAATTTGTTTATATCTACAGGCAAGATGGAAAGAGGATTGTTCTAACCATTGGGGACTTTCCCGTTTTATCTCTGTCTGACGCCAGAGAAAAGGCGAAAGAAATAAGATACATGCTATCAGAAGGAAAAGACCCTAAAGCCGAATTTCAAAAAGCAGCAGAACTCGAAGCAAAACGAGAGGCTGAGATGTCAAACAGAGGCACGATAAAACAGCTTATCGATAGTTATGTTGATTGGATGGAGAGAACCGGTAAAAGAACTTTTAAGATCACCAAGGAAAGGTTAGAAAGTGAGATTTATCCTCACATACCGGAAGACACTAAAGCCTCAGAAGTAAAAACCAGTGAAATCGTTAAGATCTTAGCTGGAATGATAAACAGAGGTGCTCCTGTAGAATCGAATAGAATAAGAACAAGGCTACATGCAGCCTTTAACTATGGATTGAAGCACGACAACGATCCGGCAAACATGTATTCAGAAATGAACTTTGATTTGAAATACAACCCGGTTACACCCATTCCAAAGCAAACAAGCGCAGAAGGCGTAGGTAATAACTTCTTGAGCTTGAATGAAATACATTTTGTATTCGGCAATTTTCTCAAAACAAAGAATGTTGGTCGTAAGTCCTACTTGCTGCTTAAGTTGTGCTTTTATAGCGGAGGGCAAAGACCTAACGAGCTTTGCCTTATTAGAAGAGAATACATAAGGTTTGATGAGAAGATACTCTTCATGCCTGGGGTTATAACCAAGAATAAGGCGGATCACACAGTTCCTCTAACAGATACCGCGATAGCTATAATCGAAGAGATGATGAGCCTTGAAGAAAGCGAATATCTTTTCCCAAAGACACTTTATCCAGAAGAGACTTATAACCCTCAAAGTCTCGCTCATGCCGTTAATCGATTCAGAAAAGAACACCCAGACTTCAATCAGTTTGTGCCTAGAGACATCAGGAGAACCTGCAAGACTCTAATGGGCAAGCTCCGTATTCCAAAAGAAATTCGGGATAAAATTCAAAATCACGCGATGAAGAGTGATGTTAGCGCCAAACACTATGACCGTTATGATTATCTAGATGAGAAGAGATGGGCGTTAGAGCTTTGGGAAAGTCATCTAAATGGCACTGAAATAAATAACGTAGTTCCAATAGCCACAAAAAAAGCCCTCTACTGAGGGCTTTTTAGTAAGTCCTAAATTACTATCTCAAAGCTTTAAAAGCGTTATTCAGGGTTTCGCCTGCGCCATCAACTTCGAAATCAAGGCCGGACTTGATCTTGTTTTCTTTTTTGAATTCTCTGTATTTCAAAACCAAAAGAATTTCATCGTCTGTTAGATATTCACCTTTAACTTCCCAGAAAACGTCAAAAAGATCTGGTTCGTATTCTTCTAGGTAAAAGAAAAGTAGGTCTCGCAGGTCTACTTCTAACAGTTTTGCGGTCTTTGCTAATGAAGCTACAGGGAGACGACATTTTCCCTGTCTTACCATTGCAATTACATTAGGACTCTTGAAGCCTAGTTCTGAATTTAACTCGATGTTTTTTACACCAAGTTGTTCCTGCCTCTGAATAATGAAATTAGTAAAATCCTCGAATTTACTCTTTAGGGGATTCTTTCTTCTTCCCGATACTTTAGCCACTTGATCAGCCCTTATTTCTTGATACATAGTCATTCGTTCCACCCTCGGATTCCTGGCATTTATTTAATTACTAATTATTTATAGTTTTATTATTAGTAAGTAAGTTTCTATTTATATTAGTAAGCCAGATGGAA